GTCATAGCTCTTTGCTGCACAAAGAAAGTCACCCTTAATTGCGATGTCATCTGAGTCAGCCATTAACCAGTAGTAAATGGCTTGGACATTTGATGTCACCAAATTATTTAGTGATCTTACTACACCTGTAGTTAACTTGTTCTGGTTTTCATTTAAGATCTGCATACCAGTTGCAGTCTTAGTCTGGTATTGTGCACCAGATCCCATACCTATAGGTGTCTGTCCTGATGAAAGATCCGTATTCCTTTCTACTATTCTAAGTAAATCTACAAGTCCACTTGTTACATCTGGAACTATTACTGGTTTGAAAGCATCATTTACGCTTTCTCCAGTCTTCATCCTGAAGATCTTACCGGGGAAAACATCATAGAAGTCATCCTGTGTACTGTCAAAGGCATTAGGATTTATTGCAAACATTGGCTGTGATGCCATTGTTTTACCTTCAACAATCATTCCATATATAAAATTCATCATGGACTGATCATCACGGATAGCTTCATATATTCCGCTACCCCATATACTATCCTCCTGCTCCTGCCAATAACAAAAATCGTATGGCAACCTGCCGTCAAACGGATTTGGTATAGCCCTTAGAACTTTAGATCCCAGCACAGTGACTACAGCAGGTAGATGAATCGGCCCTTCAGCCGTCATCTTATCCGTAATCTCCATGTATTGTTCAAGATCTTCCTTACCTAATCCCTTATGCCATAATTCCAGAACACAAAAATTCTTATTCTTATCGTAACTGGTACTCCACCTTTTTGGCGATGTACCACCTATATCTGAAACTGTCTGGCCTTCTCCTGTCTCAATACACCTTTCTATTAATTCTGGATCTAAGGCTCCACCACTCGCTTGAGCCATTACCCTTAGTTCCTGAGCAGACATATAACGTCTTTGAATCACCCAGTCTAAATCAGATTTACCTGTAGCACCGGATGATGGAAAAATATCCCAAACGGAAATCCACTCTACATGTGGAACCATCTCAGATTCAACTTGCTCCTCGATCATCTCCATTAAAGGATCTAACCGGGCTGTATCGTACAATGGGAAATCAATTTTCTTTAATACAATTGACTTGGTAACTCCAGTACCATACAGTGTCTGCTCATTGATTGCCTTTGATAATGTATCTTCATATGCTGTTTGATCAAAGATATCCCTGATCTTCATCTCACAATTCTTTGCCCTTGACATTGCTTCTTGATAAGGATCTTTCTGTTGAAGCAAGTCTGGTGCAACAAACCTTGGTCTTCTTGCAGGTGTAAGTTTAAAAGGGATCTTACCCTGCTGAAACGTAGAACTCATCAACTTAGTTCGTGCTTCATGAACCTTACGCTTCGTAAGATTCACATATATACCACGTTCCTTTGCAATCTCTACTGCCTTGGATACTGTATCAGGGAACTCCCCTCGCATAGCATGCCATGCTGATTCCCATATCTCTTCCTTACTTGTTCGCTCACTATCCGAAGATGCTTCTGTATACAGCTCCTGTACCAATAATCCTAATGTATCCGGAAGTAATCCCTCTGGCTTATCATTATCACTATCAGACGTAATATAGTTAGTGCTTTCCTTTGCGTATTCAGCCATATGATTAATTGTAATGCCTTATCCATTGATTCTTCTGTGGGTCATATTCTGAATGAGATACCTTAGTTGCACCTACATGCCTCCTTTTAACCACAACCTTTGGAGTTGCCTTTGAAATAGCTGCTACCTTTCGTTTCACCTTTGTCTTGGAAGCATTCTGTTTACGCTTTAAATCCTTATTACGAATATAATCCTGCATCCGTTTCATTACAGTTTTATTTGACATAGCTACCTCTTCCTAGTTTGCTTCCTTACGACTTTACGTTGATATACTGGGGTTGGATTATTTCTGCTGGGTTTCTTATAACCATATTTCATGGGATTTTCAGGGGGTGTCATAGTATGCACAACAATGTTTTAATGCAATACAGAGAGATCTGAGCATCTTTTTTTAAACATTTGGTCATTATCAGACTAAAATGCAGAAAAACATCCGTCAATATAAATATTTATTAACCTACCTTCATCTGCTCCAAGAACTCCTTATACCCTGTACTCCCCTTAGCTTGATTGCACTTACGGCATGCAACCACTAAATTAGATTCCTCAATCATTTCTTCCTTAGTAGTGAGACTTGCTACCGGAGTCTTATGGTCAAGAACAAAATCATCTGGCGTTAACCTTGTCTTACAGTAATGACATGGTGCTGTATTGTCTGACAGCCTAGCTTCCATCCACTTACTAATATAAGTTGATCTATTATAACCACCCTTCTTATGCCTTATATCCCCTGATATCACCTGCTTCTCCCACCTACGCCTATCCTTACACCTCCTATTGCAATATCTCTGTTTTAAATATTGAAACTTATCTGCAATATATTCAGTGCCACACTGTTCACATATCTTTTTTACCCCCATTATGCCCTCACATAGTATTCTCTTCTTCCAGACTTCGGTTGAATCGGCATCTGTGGCCCCGGTATATGCGGGTGCATATAACACATGTATCCAGCAATAGCCAAAGACATTACTCTATCGTCATGACATCCATGTTGTGCAGCTTCCTTACCATTGTTATGTATAACAAATGTCTGCAACTCATCTATTGTAGCCTTGGAAAATATTTCTATCTGATCCTCACGTATAAGTCTCCGCAACAAATCAAGTATTAACTTCCTTGTTTTTATATTAGTATTGAACCCCAATCTTTTCTTCTGTCTCTGACCTCGCTCATCCAGAGCCTTCTCTATGTATATATTGTCATACTGATGGATTGATGATAAAAACTTCAAGGTTAATAAACCATGATTATTATTTTCTACTGCAACAAGGGCATGGTTATACCATGTACCTATAGTTACTGTTATCCATGCAAGAAGGTCTGGGTCTATACGTGCACACCATGTGCCACACTCCTCATAAGTTTCTGCATCCAAGACTGTCACTACAGAATAATCAGGGTCACCTGTCTCAGACATTATACCTTCCGCAACATCAACTCCTATTCTATAATGCCTGCCTTCTTGAGGTGGATTGAATACTGTAAACTCCCCATCTGGTTTCTGTTCCATAAAATATCTCATCTTTTCCACACCACCTATATTATGGAATCCATTAACAGGAACCTCAAAACGCTTAGGAGGGAAGTCCCTTTCCCTTTCTTCTGCCTCAAACCACATCTTTGTTAAGTTTACTGAATCAAATGCACTCCTGCCTGATGCGACAAAAGCTTCTCTCGCAGTGGTGGGATACTCCTGATGGAATATATTTAGATCACCCTGACATTCCGGTGAGATGATTTTATTCCTACGCCACTTAAGATGCTCAAGTGTAACCTTAAAATCATATACTCCATCATCTGTTTCATAGGATGTTTCTACTCCCAGTAGATTTCTTTCCTCATCTCCTCCATATACAGGGTTTGTACCTAATGATTTCTTAAATGAATTACCCTTCAGTTCCTCCTCATTCAGGTCAGTTTTATATTCTTCAAATACAAACCAAGGAAAGAACACAGTCTTAAGTCCACTTGTATCCTTATCTGCCCTCCACCATTCTTTTTCAAAATAGTTCCCAACTCCCTTTGCAGTACTCTCCATCCAGATCTCCGTCCCATATCCCTGTACAACACAGTTCATCATACCAGTTGCATATTCACGGGCACGACTACCCCAACGGGCGACCTCGGAACAATGAAGCATGTCAATCCCCGCACCGACTACCTCAGAACCTTCTACAGTAGACATACCATACCTAGAGTTCAGACCCTTGCCATCACTGGAACCCCATGTAAGTTCCTGTTTACCTGAGTAATGTGACAGTGGTTTAATAAAGGAAGGATAGTTCTGTTCCATAACTTTCGTCATGGCAAACATTTCTGAAGTTGTGTTCTTGGAATGTGTGCAGATATGCACTAACTGATTGAACTGTGTGGCTGCACGTTTGAACATACGTGCCTGAACATATGTGGATATACCAAATCGCCTTGCTTTCAAGACAATTATCCTTACATGTCCTTGTTCTTCTAACTGCTTCTGGGCTATCCCATGCAAGATCTTCTGCACAGGATTCATTATAAAAGGAATCAGCTTCTTTGTGCCTAATTCCTGAATCTTTAAACAATATTGAAAATAAGTATCGTGATCCTGAAGCCGATCCATCAGCTCCTGCATCGCCTCCTTATCATCCATCCTTGGAGATTGTTGTGCCATTCAATATATTTAATTTTAAATATCTTGCAATGAGTACGGCATCAGCAATCCCATGATCTTTAACTCTTGTAAGTGATAATTCAGGATAAAGCTGCGTCACCTTCTGTATAGAAGCACCCTTCTCCCTGCCCATATCAGGCATCATTGCCTTCTTCCATGACTGAGGCTGAATCAAATGATAGGGTATTCCATTACCCACACATAATCCACGAAGAAACCCATATGAAGCCATATATCTACCAGTAGAAACTATACCCTGCTTTGGCATTGTCTGGCTCTTCTCAAGCCCAATACTCATGGGTCTGAGTCTCCACCTGCTAAATATAGTTGCTAACTTTGCTTCATCAAGTTCACGCTTCTTGCCTACCATAATAATAGGCATGTCCATCACAAATTCTATTACTAAGTTTTCATCTAATACTGCGAGTGCCCCTGAAAAACCGGGGTCAATTCCCATTATATGCATTCATTTCCTTGTATTTTTCTATTGCTAAATCTTGTTCTTCACTGGATATCTCCCATTTAGTAATACTCTCACTTACAGTTATAGCTGGCTGATCTCCATACTTCATTATCTTTCCACCATTGGCAAGGTATTCCTCTACTTTAGATTGTAGCACAATCCTCTCTACTGTATCTGCCTTAGTAAAAGTAGTAGTATCTACAAGTTTTGTGGATATATTAACGGCTGTAGCCTGACCATACTGACCAATCTTTCTAGCCCTGTTACCTGCCCCCCTTACAACCTCACCAGCATTTTTAGCCCGGTTCTCTATTCGTCTTTTCTTTGCACGTTCAGCAGCCAGTATATCCCAACATACAGTACTACAACATTTCTGTCGGCTGGTCTTCGGTGGGTACATATCCCCACAGTTAATACATTTTCTTGGAGTAAGTAGTGAACTTAGTCTTAGAGTCTTGCTCTTCCTTTTTATACTATCATGGTAATCTGAACATGTTCCTGAACAAAACCTTGTCCTCCTCTTCGGGAGTTCACCCTTACATATAAAACAAGTTTTAGCCGTCACTCTCCACCATATATATCATAGTCCCAACTGTATCTGCTATCTCCAACCAAAATGTTTCTGGAGAGGTATCAGCCTTATGTGCCTCCATCATTAGCTCCTGAAACGATACACCGGATTTCCACGAAGCAGCAGCACATCCCAACATCAATGCCAACTGTCTGCGTGAATCCATTATTGCATCATTTTCCAGCTTCTGTTCCTTTGCTGTTTTCTTCCTCTTTCCTTTTCCCATCGTTGATTATCTCTAGTGAGGGTGTGTTGTTATCTGGCTCGGCAATAATTTCCCCTTCAATCACCTCCCCATGCATTTGCACATTTAGTTCCTTAAGGGCATCTTCAACCCTATATACGTTCTCATTCTTCTGTTCTATATACTTGTACTCATTCGGCATTGCCAGTGCTATCCTTTCACTACGGATGATCTTCATGACAGTATCTGCCTTTGAAGACCATATACTTAATTCACTGGTGTCCTTAGAACTAAGTACCTTCTCCTTTAAGTTGTTTAATTCGTCTAGGTGTTGGTGGGAAATACTTGCCCTATCGTCTGCATACTTCTGGATCATCCTTGTATGCATCGTTGTAAGAGCTTCTTCCCTCTTTGATGCATACTTCCAGTTTCCTGCATTGATATACTTGGTAAGTGTACTCTGCCAGAATCCATACTTCTCACATATTTGGGATCTTGTGAGTATTCCAGCCTCATAATCTACTTTAACTGCAGCCTTCATTACTTCCCTGTGATGCTTGGCTTCGTGCTTAGATCCTGTTGTTACCTTAGTGGCGTTATTGTTCCCTCTTTTCTTTACTGGTTTTCGCATGTTCTAATACTACCCTAATAAATTCGCATTGGGGATGTAGATACCTGTCCACAAATATCTCACCCTGCTCGTTAGCCTGCTCAATCCATGTCTCCTTATCCAGCTTTGCAGATATATATGACTTCCACTGATCCTTCTGCTTCTGGCTTTTCTTCGGATCTTCCATATGCCACCACTCTTCTTCACAATTATATTTTCTACCAATAGGAAACGATCTCATAGCTTGCTCCATCACAACATGGTTCAACATTAGTTCCACAGTTGATACATTGCTCATGACCATGCACCCTTACTGATATAGTCTCCATACCACAGTAGTTGCATCTATTTTGTGTCTCCGAGCTTATAGACATCATCTGTTGGGTATTCCTCAAATAATTCCTTCCATAAGCTCTCCCCTCCTTCTCCATAAAGCTTTAAATCTACACGAACTTTATCATCCTTATTATGTGGTACTTCCTCCCATTCATATATACCACCCTTCATTATATTAAATAAATCCGCCTCACTTAGGGGGACATTGATTTTAATAGTCATCCTCCTCCATTCAATTTAAAAGCCATGCGGTTGCCCCCAATGTTCTACAATTGTCCAGATAAGGACAATATATATAAGGTGCTTCCATATAAAAAATTCTA